GGCTGCGTGTCCATTACCGCCAAGCAGCCGCACGCGCATTTCGCGTCGACCAGCCGCGAACTGCTTGAAGGCTGCCAGCACTTGCTGGCGCTGCTGGGCATCAATTCGTCACTGTGCCTCGGCAGTCGGGGCGGGCGGCGCACAATGCCGCGCGGCGGCGAATCCGATTGCCGCGATGCATGGCAACTGCGGGTGAAAGGCAAAGGCGAGTTGGCGAAACTGGCGCAGACCCTCGACCTCGCGCACTGGGCTAAGAAGCGGAAGTTGGCGGCGTTCACCGGCTCCGGCAAACAAGTCCGACCAGTTGTCTTCGAGTTCGACCGTGTCAAGACCATCGAGCATCTGGGCGACGGTCAGACAGTCGGCATCGAGATCGAGGGCACCCACACCCACGTCACCAACGGGATCATCAGTCACAACACCACCGCGTGGGGTACAGGTGTGGAGCAAATCACTTTGGGCGCAATAACTTTCACGTTCCGCGCCTGGACCTCGTGCATGGAGTCGATGGTTTCGCGGTGTCTGCCCCGCGGGCAGTATTGCCAATTCGACTATGACTCGCTGCTGCGCGGCGACATCGAGGGCCGCTACAAGGCGTACGCGCTGGCGCTGGGCTCCTCGACCGCCAACCCGTGGATCGCCGCCAACGAGGTCCGCGCGAAGGAGGAAATGGACCCGATCGAGGGCGGCGAGCAGCTCTACATCTCCAACCGCATGATGCCCGCCACCTTCCCACCCGCCGCGAACAACCCGCCCCCGCCGCCGCAAACCCCGGGCAGCTTCCCGATGCCCCCGATCGCCGGCGGCGAATCCGACCACGACGGACAGTCACCCAACGGCGCGCCTCGCAACGGCCGCGGCTTCCTGATGAGAACCTAACCACCAGCATGGGAGGTTAACGATGACGACCACTCTGGACGAGCGTCGCATGCGGGAAAAGATCCTCGACATCCGCGAAACCCGGAGGATGGCCAGCCCGCTGGAGCTGCGCACCGACGCCGCGTCGGGCCATCTTGTGCTCGAGGGCTACGCCGCCACGTTCCACGCCTACGACGTGCACGGCGGGGTGCGCGCCGGCGGCTGGGTCGAGCAGATCGACCGGCGCGCGTTCGACAAAACGTTGGGCGCCAACCCCGACGTGATGCTGCTCATCAACCACGAGGGCCTGCCGATCGCCGGCACTAAAAACGGCACCCTGAGCTTGCGCGCCGACGACCACGGGCTGTTGATCCGCGCCGAGCTGAATCCCTCAGACCCCGACGTGCAGCGCCTGGCCCCCAAGATGCAGAGCCGCGAGGGCCGCCGACCGCTGCTCGACGAGATGAGCTTCGCGTTCCATGTCCGTGCCCAGGACTGGAGCTCGGATTACACGCAGCGGATGATCACCGAGGTTTCGCTGCATAAGGGCGATGTGTCCGTGGTGAATTACGGGATGAACCCCAACACCGCGGTGATGATGTCCGACGCCGTGGACGTGCTGGCGTCGCTGTCCAACTCCGATCTGGTGGAGATACGCAAAATGGATCAAACCAAGGTGATGGCCGCCATGCACACACTGTCCAACGCGCGAGCGAAAACCCCGAAAAAGTACGCCGACGTGTCCAACTTCGCCGACCCCGGATACCTCGACAACGACGGCAAACCCGCCAAGGGCGGCAACGGCAAGAAACGCTACCCGCTGAACTCCGCGGCGCGGGTGCGCAACGCGGCCGCCCGGTTCGCGCAGAACAAGCAGCGTTACACCGCCGAGCAGCAGTCGGCGATCATGGGCAAGATCCGCTCCGCCGCCAAACGGTTCGGTGTGCAGATCGGCGACGAATCCAAGGCGTGGTCGTCCCCACGTTCGGGGCACCGGGCGTTCACCGCGCCGTACGTGTGGAACCCCGACATCAAGGCTTCCACCGGCCAAGATCAGGGCTACGACAAGCAGATAACCCCGTACGATCGCACGCTGGGCGGGCGTCCCGACATCACACCGGGCGCCGACCTGGGTGTGGGAGCCAAGGGCGGCTACGACGCGCACGACGAGGCGTACGACAAACAGATGTACTCGCTTTGGATGCTCGCCAACGATGAGGTCTGCCCAGGCGGGGACATGTGCCCCGGCGACACCTGCCCCGATCACGGCGGCGATATGACCGCGATGGACGGCCTGGATCAGATGCGTCAGGGCGGCAACTTCGGCGGCAAACAGGCCAAACCGTTCAAGAAGGGCGGCGGCCGCGACGACGACGACGATGACGACGAGGGCCGCAGCGACTGGGACCACACTGACAGCACCATCGACATGCCCGATGACCCCGACTACGAGGGCGAACACGACGCGTCCGAGGAGGAACCCGACAACGACATGGACAACCAGATCGACCTGTCACTCGCGGCCGCGCTGGAGTCCACCATCGTCGCCTGCTACCAGATGGCCGAGGCCAGCGGCGACGGCGACATGCGTAAACTGCTGGCCCGAGCACGCCGCCAGGTCCGCGATCTGCAGCACATCCCCGGCCGCGATGTCGGCATCAGCCGCAGACTCGAGGAGCTGCGCCGCGAATACGGCGACCCCGAAACCATCACCGTCACCGAGGGGCTACGCGCGATCGCCGCGTGCGGGTTCGCCGACACGATGAAACCCAAAGCCAGCTGATGGAATACGACATCGCGCTGACCGAAGGCACCAACGGTGGCGTACTGGTACACCGCGCGGACTGCCCCACCGCCCGCACCGCGGCCATGTTCGGACAACCGGTCGCGACCCTGCTCGGCTGCCAAACGATGCCCGGCGCCGACATCCCCCGACACGACTGCTTAACAAACGGCGTGTCGCGCCGCTGACCACGGGAAACCCGCTCCTACAATCCCGCCAGGCAACACGTTCTAGTTGGCCGCTAGAAACGCAGCCCAGTCGCTCAAAGGTGCCGGTGACGAACCCACCAGCGGCGAAGCGGTGACGAACCATTCGCCCAGCTCGAGCCACGTCCCCATGTTTCTACGCCCAAAAACGGGCCGACCACGAAGGAAACTTCGATGACAGATCAACTTGAGCGCCGCGTCGACAACGCGGTGCCCGCCGCCGGAGGGCTCGAGGAGTTCCTCGGCCAGCTGCTGCGCCGCCGCGAGAACACCGCCGAGAAGCGCGCCCGCTCCCAGCAGAAAGCCGAAGCTGTGCTGCTGCTGGCCCGCGAACAGGGCCGCGAAGACCTCGAACCCGAGGAAGACGCCGAATACCGCAAATACATGAAGGACATGAAGTCCGAAGGCGCCGAAATCATCGGCCTCGACGAACGTATCGACGAGGTACGCGGCGAGGTGGAACGCTCCGGCCAGATCTCGCAGAACCTCGCCAAAATCCGGCGCGCCGAAACCGCCCGCACCAAGGTCACCGAGCAGCTCACCTACCAGAAGGGCAACAACCGCCGCTCCTACGTCAAGGATCTCATCAAACTGACCCTGAACATGGACGGCGACGGCGAATCCCGCGGTCGGCTGATGCGCCACGCCCAGGACGTCGCCGAAGACGAGTCCTACAAGGAATACCGCGACATCTCGCGGGTCGACGGCCAAGGTGGGTATGCGGTGCCGCCCGCGTGGCTAATGGATCAATATATCGAATTGGCAAGGCCCGGAAGGGCTTTCGCGAACCTCGTGCAGCGCCAGCCGCTGCCCGGTGGAACCGACAGCATCAACATTCCGAAGCTGCTCACCGGAACCACCGTCGGAGTGCAGACCGCCGACAACACCCCGATCAGCAAGACCGACTTGACCGACACGTTCATCAACGCACCGGTACGCACGATCGCCGGCGCGCAAGGCGTGTCAATTCAGTTGATCGATCAGAGCCCCATTGCGTTCGATGATGTGGTGTTCCGCGACCTGGTCGCGGCGCACGCCGCCTCCACCGACACCCAGGTGCTGGCCGGGTCCGGCACCGCCGGTCAGGTGCTCGGTGTGAACAACACCCCCGGCATCTCGACGGTGGCCTTGTCGGGGGCGCCGACCATCCAGACCGTGTATTCGGCGATCGCCAACGCGGTCCAGTTGGTCCACACCACCCGCTTCCTGCCACCCGAGGCCATCGTCATGCACCCAGTGAGGTGGGGATGGTTCCTGTCCCTGCTGGACGCCCAGCAGCGTCCGCTGTTCCTGCCGAACGCGAACAACCCGTTCAACGCGGCCGGCGTCCTGCAGGACGTGGCGTCTCAGCAGGTCGTGGGCACGATGCACGGGCTGCCGGTGATCACCGACCCGAACATCACGACGACCGCCGGACCGGGAACGCCAAGCGGAAATCAGGACATCATTTATGTTTTGAGAGCTAGCGACCTCGTGCTTTGGGAATCCGGTATCAGGGCCAGGGTGCTGCCGGAGACCTTGGCAACTAACCTGACCGTGTTGCTCCAGATATACAATTATTTGGCCTTCTCGGCAGGTCGTTACCCGCAGTCGGTCGTGGAGATAACTGGCCTGACCGCGCCAACGTTCTGACCTGCAGTTCTACAAACTCCCGCGTTTGCCAATAGGCAGCGCGGGAGTTTGCTGTACCTATTGTCGGACCCCTATGGTAGGAAAGACCTCGGCGGCCGCTTGCACGGCCCCGAGGCGTGGCCGACTAGTTAGGAGCCGACATGGTCCACCGTAATCCTGCGCAGATGTCATTCGATGATCTCGACCCCGATGACCACACATTTGGCGAGGGCGAGTGCTCATGGTTGATACCAACGCCGTTAGGTACGCATCCCACAGTTCTATGGGGTCGTCCCTACTTAGTAGGGCAGCCGTTTGGGCGACTGACCGTCATTGCCCTGGCCGGGAGCCGCCAGAAGAAAAATGGCGACAAAATTCGCTATTGGAAATGCTTATGCGAGTGCGGTAACGAAGTAGACGTACCCACCGCCCCGCTTCGGAATGGCAACACTCAATCGTGCGGCTGCCTTCATCTGGAAACCGTGACTAGGAATGGATACGGCACTTCGCATGGTCTGACAGGCACGCCTACATATCAAAGCTGGGTCTCCATGCGCCAACGCTGCCGCGAAAGCATCCGGTATATCGACCGCATCACTGTTGATCCGCGCTGGGATGATTTCACTGTCTTTCTAGCCGATATGGGCGTACGGCCAGCCGGTACAACCTTAGATCGAATAGATTTCCAGGGTCCGTATTCACCCGAGAACTGCCGTTGGGCTACCGCTACTGAGCAGATCCGCAATCGGAGCAATAGCCGTTCTGCTACTTTCGATGGCCGCACTCAGTCGCTGGTGCAGTGGGCGGCAGAGTTCAACATGCCTTACAACCGATTGTTCGATCGCCTCGGCCGAGGATGGGACATCGCTCGGGCACTCACAACTCCGGTGCGCGGATCATGAGCGATCGTAATGACGGATGGGCGCTGCTTGAGGAGGTTATCGAGGCGGCTGATGACTTGAAGGCTCTTTGCGAGGGTGTGATGACACCGCGCAAATTGCAGGACGCAACGCATCGGCTAGCTGATGCGGTGACCGTGTGGCGCGAGTCGTTGGATGCTGAGTTGCCGCCCGCGCTGCGTCCGTCTGAGCCGAAGCTTCGAGTAGTCAGATAGTCAGACCCCTGGTATGGGTTCGGCGGGTCCGACGGGGCTGATGGTGCCGGCGACGGCCTGTCCGGCGA